GCCGCGTTTCCCAAGACCGTCGTAAAGGGCATCTGGGACAACGCCATGAAGGGCTCTGTCGTTCAGGGCCTCGCCGGTAGTGTCCCGGTCTCCATTAACGGTACCGCCATTCCGATCCCTGTCGGCCAGCCCACCGCTGGTATCGTTCAGGAGGGTGGCCTGAAGCCGGTCGCTACCCTGTCCAGCAAGGTCAAGACGGTCACCCCCGTCAAGGCTGCTGTGATGATCCTCTACTCGGAGGAGACCGCTAAGGCTGACCCGCTGGGCGAGTACTCGCGTATTCAGCGCGCCCTTGGTGAGGCCATTGCTCGCGCCATCGACACCGCCGTCATTCACGGCATCGACGCGAACACCGGCACTGCCATCACCGGCAAGGAGGCCCTGACCTCCACCACGAAGGTGCAGGAGCTGGACCTGGCTTCCACTGCTACCGGCTACTTCACCAAGCAGCTGTCCGCCGCCTACGACAAGGTTGTGCTGGACGACGCGGACGAGGCTGAGTTCGGTTTCGACCACTTCCTCCTCGCCCCGAAGTTCCGTTCGAACCTGGTCAACGCCCTGGATGCTCAGGGTCGCCCGCTCTACCAGCAGGCCCCCGACATCACCGCGAAGTTCGGCACCGTCCTGGGTGTCCCGGCCACCTACTCTCGCGCCGTCTCCGGCTACGAGAAGGCCAAGGTTCCGGCCGCGAAGCTCCTCGGTATCGGCGGCGACTTCAAGGACGCCCTGCGTCTCGGCTTCGTTGAGACCATCACCTACCGTAAGGCGACCGAGCGCGCCGGTGGTGTTGACCTCTTCGACCGCAACATGGGTGCGATCCTCGCCGAGGCCCAGTTCGGTTGGGTCCTGCGTGACCCGCGCGCGTTCGTGAAGATCACCAGCAAGTGACCCGGGTGGTGGCCGCCGGCGTTTTGGTTGGCGGCCACCCCGTGGCCTGGTTTCCTGAGGAGGTGGAGAAGTGACGGCAGCAACACTGGATGATGTTCAGGGGTCGCTTATGCGGTACCTGGAGGATGACGAGAAGGTCTGGGTTCAGGCTCTTCTGGATAGGGCTGAGGCCCTGATCCTGTCGCGCATGCCTGACGCTGTGAACCGGTGTCGCGTCGACTACAGCTTCTCCATCATTATGCGGATGGTGGAGGCTGAGTCGGTCTCCCGTGTCCTCAGGGCGCCTGGCGGCGGACTCTACAAGTATGAGACTGAGGGCACCTACACCTATTCGGTGAACCAGGCTGTCGCGTCCGGCATCCTGGAGATTACCGATCGTGACTGGCAGGCCCTACAGTCTGGCACCTCGGGCTGGGGTGTGGCCGGGGCTGAGATGGACGGGTACGCGCGGCGCACCCACCTCCTGGGCGCCCTGGAGGGGCCTTTGACGGTGGACCCCACGTATCTGCGTGGCCCGTCGGCTCTGGACTTCGCTGGGGATCATCCCGTGTATGACGAAGATGAGGTGACGCTGTGGTAGGGTTCCGGCCCCGTCGTGGGCGCTACCTGGAGAACGGCCCCCACGTGGTGGAGGTGACGCTCGCCGTCGTCAAGGAGGGGCGCACCGGGCGCCGGTTCGAGCGGGGGGAGACCTTCACCATCGACAAGGTGCTGGTGCAGCCGTCCGCAGGTAACGCCCTGAAGGCCACCGAGAACCGTGTCATCCGCGGCGACCTCACGGATGAGACCACCCTGAAGGTGTTTGGTACTGGCAGGAAGTGGCCGGGTGGTCCGCACTCGTGGGTGAAGATCATTAAGGGCCCCGAGTCGCTGGTGGGGAAGACGTTCCAGCAGGCAGGCGAGCCGCTCACCTATGATGCGTCCCCGATGACCAGGCATTGGTCGGTGCGGTGTGACACTCTCGGAACGGAGTCCCGATGATCGAGGTGTACGACAACGAGGCCACACACGAGGATATTGCCGCCGTCGTAGCTCGTCAGTCTGAGTTCGCTGCCGCTGCCGCGAAGGTGTTCGCCGAGATTGAGGCGGCCGCCTCCGCGCACATTCAGACGGGTGAGCAGGTTGCGTCGTTCAGTCTGGAGCAGGGGAAGGTGGACTGGTCTATTTCCCCGTCCACTGACCATGATGCTGCCCTGGAGTTCGGTCACTACGTGTATCAGGATGCGCAGGGGCGTCGCTCTGGGCGCGAGGGCGCTAGGCATCGCACGTGGGTTCCGGGCATTAACGTTATGCGCGGTGTCGTGCACGCTCATGGGGGGTTCTAGTGGCGTTCGTTTCTCCCCTCCCGTTCATCTACCGGTACGTGCAGGATGCTGCCGCCGCTAGTGCGGCTGAGTGGCCGATTCTCTCCCGTATCGTGTGGCGCACTCACGGTGACGTGGATGACCCCATGAATGAGCTCGTGTGCCGTGTTCAGATGACCATCTCCCGGATTCACCCGTCGGGGCCGACGTTCGCTGCAACCCAGATCAGGGCTCGCCTGTACATGACTGGCCCAGATGGGGATGAGGTGTCAGACGCGAGTGACGCTCTCGTGCAGGCCATCGAGAAAGCTTGGAGGTCAGGAATGGTGACCTCCGAAGGTTGGGCCACTTACCTTGAGTGGACTCAGCTACCCACCCCGGAAACGGACATGGGAACTACCGCCGACTACATCAACATGGTTTCGTCCCTTCAGGTGACGGCCAGGAAGGGAGCCTAATGGCTAACCTCGGAAACAGCAAGATTCAGATCGCGGGCCGCGGTCACGTCTACTACGCCAATAACGACACTGAGGCACCCAACCTGGATGGGTATGTCTTCGGTGACGGCACCACCCTGGAGTCGTCCGGCTGGACCTGGCTTGGTGACACCTCCTCGGAGAACCTCATCGAGTTCGACTCCGATGGTGGTGACACCTCCACGAAGCGCACCTGGGACCGTCAGGGCGTCCGCTCCACCCGCGAGGATGTCACCAACAAGGTCACTATCAACGCCGTCAACCTCGGCGAGGATGTAATGAAGGTGGCCTTCCCTGGCTCCACCTACGACGCCGCGAAGCGCGCCTGGGACATTGAGCTCGATGCTTCCAGTGAGCGCGCCATCCTCGTTGTCGTGGAGGATGGACGTATCGTCTCTGGCTACCTGTTCCGTCGCGTCTCCCTCGCCGGTAACATGCCCTCCCTGTCTCTGGACAAATTCACTGAGGTCAAGATCGCAGGCACCCTGCTCTCCCCGAACTCCGGGAAGACTCGAGTCCAGATGCTCGAGCCTCGCGTTGTCACCGGCATCGGTACCGCCAAGCCGACCATCGCCACCCTGACGCCCGCCTCTGGTGCGGTCGGCGCGAAGGTCGTCATCGCCGGAACCAACTTCGATGGTGTCCGAGAGGTGAAGTTCGGCAACGTGGTCGCCGCGTTCGAGAAGGACTCTGCTACGCAGATCACCACCTACGTGCCTCGCGGCGTGACTTCTGGCGCCCAGAACGTGGTCGTCACGAACAACGTTGCCGCCTCCGACGGCAAGCAGTTCACCGTCAACTGACGGCCGATATACTAGGGGC